AGTCAAGGAGGCTCAGGTTCGGGTCGTATCTGGGCGTACTGGCAAGGGCACCGAGGGTAAGGTGGTGGTCGTCCTCCAGCGTCCCTACGGCATGGGCTACCGTTCTACAGTCGAGGACAAGCTGGGTATTGCTACATCTGATGTCAAAATCAAGGTGGCAGCCGCAAATGGCCGCGTTTATGACAACTACCGTGACGTGGTTTGGGTCTGGGCGCGCAATTGTGAGCTGGTGGAAGTCCCAGAAATCGATCTGGAATCAGTCAAGGAAAGGGCAAGAAATGCCGCGCAATATGAAGTCAAGGGGCGCCGCTGGTCGTCTCCAGCCCGCTAGAAACGTGGTGGCAAAAGCTTTGGCTGAACCATTGTTTCGGCAGCGTGTGGTCAAGTCCAAGAAAGCTTACAAACGTGAGCAAAATCAGACACTTAGCAAAGTCGAGCAAAATCAGTGACTTAGCCCTGCGACACATTGTCGCAGCTAAAACCGAAAATAGTGCTTGCATCCTCCATTCCACCCTGTATAATATACCTATGATGAAGAGAAAGAGCCGCACCGACCGTAACCACATCGTTTACAGCTTAGCCGTAGGCAAGCTTGAGTATATCGGTGTGACCTACGTCCAGGATCGTTCGCCCACCAAGTCCCTCCGCCGTCGCTGGCTCAAGCATGTCCAGCGCGCTCTGACCGAGCAGCGTGACTGGGCGCTCTGCAAAGCCATTCGCAAGTTCGGCCCTGACGCTTTCGAGACTGAGGTTCTCGAGGTCGTGCGTGGTAAGTCTGCGGCCCACATTCGCGAACGTGAACTGATCCGTTCGACCAAACCCCGCCTCAACACCGACGTTCGCTAGGAGAAACATTATGGCTTATATGAACCAAGACCGCAAAGCCAATCTTGCTTCAGGCATCAAGGAAATCCTCAAGCGGTATGGCGTCAAGGGTACTCTCTCGACCGACCGTTATTCCCTCACCCTCAATATCAAGTCCAGTACCCTTGACTTCATCGGCAATATGAATGAGACGACCAAGAACACTCCGTATTACCGTGAACTGCGTCTTGATGCAGATGTCCGCGATTATGTCCAAATCAACACGTATCACTATCGCAGTCAGTTCAGCAACAAGGTGATTATCAAGTTTTTTGATGAGATCACGCGCGCGATGAATATCGGCAACCACGACAACTCCGATATTCAGACCGACTACTTCGACGTTGGTTGGTATGTTAACATTAACGTCGGCAAGTGGAACAAACCCTACATTCTGGAGAAGTGAAAATGACCAATCAAAACACATACAAGATCGACAGGAACATTCCGATGCCTTACGTAAAGTCTATATCGCGAACTGCTCGCATTCGGAACACTCTCGCGCGACTGGAAGTTGGTGACTCTTTTGCCATCGGTCGGCGTGATTGGGGTAATGCCAGCAACCCTCGATATGTTGTGCCATATCGCGAGGCTCGCGATGCAGGGATTAAGATTATCACGCAAATCTCGATTGGTGCCATACGCATCTGGCGGATAAAGTAGTTGACTTCCTAATCTGAATCGCGTATAATACACAATAGTCAAAACACACACAGGAAATATCATATGACTTGCATTATCTCTGAAGAACTTCGCTTCGCTCGTACCCAGTTTCTCCTCGACCTCGCTGAACCTAATGCTGGCAAGGTCTATCCCGACCAGTTTCTCAAGGCTGTTGGTGGTAAAGAGAAGCTTATCCTCAACATTCTCTGGATCGTTCGTCGCTGCGGCTATGCTACCGTAGATCAGGTTCGCGAAGGCCGTAAGATCGCATACTGGGAAGTCAAGGTAACTGGCAAGTGCCCGAATGTCAAGGGTGCCTTGTTCGTGACTGAGGCAACGGCAACGAAGGCTGTTAAGACTGCAAAGCCTGTTAAAGTGGCGAGTGCCGTCAAAGCGCCGAAAGCCAAGGCTGTAAAGTCTGAGGAAGATATCCGTGCTGCAAACCTTGCTAAGATGAAGAAGGTGTCTGCACAGATTGCAAAGAAGGCTGCGACCAAGAAGAAACGGGTCGTTGACTACGTTGAAGACACGTTCGGCACCTCGGGTGAGATTGCAACATCGTTCAACATCGACCCTTCATGGGATTCTGTTGAAGGTCTTGACATTCAGAAGCTTGTAGTGTAATATAAGTAAATTACATCCTAAAGCAGAAATAAAATGAACATCTTCTACATCGAAACCGATCCATATAACGCAGCACAATCTATGGTAGACAAGCATGTCGTCAAGATGATCCTTGAGACTGCACAGTTGCTTTCTACGGCACATCGGATTCTTGATGGTGTAGAATATGTTGGTCAGTCTAAGTCTGGCCGCAAAGCTAAACGTTGGCGCTTGCCTGATGATCGCGAAAACATTCTATATTCAGCAACACATATCAATCATCCAAGTGCCGTGTGGTGTAGACAGTCGAACAACAACTACAACTGGCTCTATTGTCACTTCGAAGGTCTATTGGATGAGTACACCCATAGATACAGTAAAACGCACAAGTGCGCTGAACCCACATTTCGTCAGATGTTGTATGCGCCTCCAAACAACATTCCAATCGGCCTTCTAACACCTGTAACATTGGCTATGCCTGACGAATACAAGGTCGAAGACCACGTTCAGTCATATCGTAACTATTACAAGCAGGGTAAAACACACCTACACAAGTGGACTAAGCGTCAGCCCCCTGTTTGGCTGACTGCATAAATATTAAATCGTCATGATTCGGTGATCAACTTTTCTCAAAGGAGAAAAATATCTTCAACAACTAAAAGGAAACACTATGTTCAATCTCAAAATAGCCGCTCTCGCGGGAGCTGTTCTTTTTGCATTTGCAACTGGAACAATAACAGCGGAAGCTGCAACGATAAAGAAAAGAGCAGGTAAAACGTATAGTTGTACAATATATAAGCACTATGAACGTTGTACACAAATTAAGAGAATACGTACAGTCAAAAATCGCAATACACACAAACAAGTAGTCCTGCCTCAGGCTGAATGGCCATATACCTTCGATACGTCACAGTTGCACTCAGTAGCTTCTCGCTATGTGGGACTTCACGAAAGGACAAATCGCAACACCTTAAAAGCAGTCGTCAATGTTGATCCAGCAATTACCGCATGGTGTGCTGCGTTCGTCAATGCGATACTACATACTTCAGGTATACAAGGAACAGGCTCTAATCATGCCAGAAGTTTCTTGAGGTATGGAGTAGCCACAAACGCACCAAAAAAAGGTGACATTGTTATTGTAGGTCGTCATGTAGGATTCTATGAAGGTCATGTCACGCGAAATGGTAGAACATATGTTGCTGTTCTAGGTGGTAATCAAAAGAATCGTGTGCAGACAAGTTATTTTCTTGCATCGAAGGTTTCTTCGTATCGTAGAGTAGCTTGATTAACTAAATAGGAGTACAGATGCCAATATATTCTTTTAAAATTAAAGATACAGGTGAAGAGTACGAAATGACTCTAAGCTATGATGAAATGATTAAACACCTTGAGGATAATCCTGAGGTCAATCAAACTTTTCGTATGAACCTTGTTGATCCTGTGGGTATTGGCATTACAAAACCTCCATCAGACTTTCAAAAGTATGTCTTAGGTAAAGTGAAAGCAACTACACCAGGAGCATCTGCTGTAGCCAATAAAAGATGGAATATTCCTAAGGAAATATGATTGTTTAATCACAAAAAGAGTTCAAGAGTAATTGAAAAGGGGCGTTCGAAGAGAGCGTCCCTTTTCGTGCATAGAGGAGCAAGCATGTCAAAGAAGCCTAAGAAGAACCAGAATAATCAAAATGGACAAACACACGCATACAACAACCACTTTGAACTACGTACCATAAAGCCACTTACACCAAATCAACAGAAGACATTTGATTCATATCGCCAAGGATATAATCTTATGATACATGGTTATGCTGGCACAGGTAAAACATTCTGCGCTCTTTATCTGGCACTAGAAGAAATTTTGACAAACAAATCTAATTATGATAAGATTGTTATTATTAGATCAGTTGTTCCTTCGCGAGACATGGGATTTTTACCAGGATCAATCAAAGATAAGATCGCAATCTTTGAGGACCCATATAAAGAAATATGCGATGACTTATTCGGTCGTGGTGATGGATATGGCATTCTGAAGATGAAGAAGATCATAGAGTTTACGACCACGTCATTTCTTCGTGGTATGACATTCAATAACGCAATCGTGATTGTTGACGAGACAAACAACATGAATATGAGTGAGCTAGATACGGTTATGACTCGTCTAGGAAACAACTCACGCATCATCTTCTGTGGTGATTATCGTCAGACAGACTTAAACAAGCCACATGAGAAAACTGGTATTCGTGAGTTTATGAATATCACAAAAAGAATAGACAGTTTCGTCCATGTTGAATACCAAAAGGAAGAAATTGTTCGCTCAGGTGTCGTGCGTGACTACATCATCACAAAAACGGAAATGGGTTTATAAGCTTGACACACAGAGCAAACTCATATATAATACATAAATCGTCGTAAAGAAACCGAGTGACTTTTGAAAACCTTTCATTATCTAAAAAATATGCCTGAACTAAAGTCTCTTCCCGTTGAAGAAAAAGATGGAAAGAGGCTCTATGTATCGCCGAATGGCATTCGTTTGCCTTCTGTCACTACAGTTTTAGGACACTTTAAAAAAGCCCAGATTATTGAATGGAGGAATCGTGTCGGAGACAAGCAGGCTAATGCTATCTCTGGCCGTGCCTCTGTTCGAGGAACTAAATTCCATTCTATGATGGAACGATATCTGGGCAATGAGCAGAATATCTTTGAAGGCGTTATGCCAGACATGAAGCAAGCATTCAAGGACATTCAATCTACCCTCAACAAGATAGATAACATCCATTATATCGAAAGTCCTTTGTATTCTGAAATACTCGGTATTGCTGGAAGAACCGATGTTATTGGGGAATACGAACAAGTGCCGTCAATCATCGATTTCAAAACATCCCTTCGTGAAAAGAGAGAGTCTTGGATTGAAAACTACTTTGAACAGGGCACAGCATATTCTCTCATGTATGAAGAGATGACAGGGATACAAATCAACCAGATCGTTGTTATCATTTCAGTTGACGGCTTAGATAAACCACAAGTCTTCGTGAAGGATCGCATTGAATATATCGATTCACTGATGACGAAGATTGATGCATACCATAAGGAACACAACTATGTTTATTGATCTATGGATCGTTGGAATATTTTCACTGCTTTTTGGTGCATGTGCATGGTGGAATTATCGTAATGGTATTAATGATGGAATCAGAGCAACATTAGCTGTTCTTGCTGATGATAAAATCATCGCAGTCGAGAACGATAAAGTTGTTCCTTATAAAAAGAAAAGAACACAATCATAAATACTTAGCATCAATATGGAATACTCAGATGGGTTCATCAACAGTCTTTATCATTATGTTGATTGTATCCCCACTGATAGTCATTGGGGCTATACACGCGGTTGCAATATTAATTAAATAGGAGAAAAAACATGTTCGAAGTTATCGTAGGTTTTGTTGCAGGTCTTGTTGTCGGATGGAACTTCCTGCCGCAGCCAGCTTGGGTAAAGAGTCTCTGGACCAAATATTTCGGTTGACAGACTTAAGTTTTTAGTTTAATATATACATATGCTGAGGTCGTTGAGACGTTCAGAATAAACGGTTCGGACTCGGGGGCAGTACCCGACGTCTCCACCATAGATACATTGGACAGACATAGCCCCTGTCAAACGGGGAAGCTTGGTGGTGATGACAGTGTATCTTTGATGGGGGCGAAACAGGATCGACGGACGTAGTAAAAGTACGTGGAGACCAAAAGCAAAAACCTAAATGCAGCGAATGATAACGTTGTATCTCAGATTCGCCTAGCGGCTTAGTCTGAATGAGTTTTCGGTGGGTTTTCTTGGAAACAGAATAAACCCACCACTTCTACACAACAAACACATTATGGAGAATATAATATGTCATCTAAGACTCCCTTTGAAATCCGCACAGAACTTCTTTCCCAAGCACAATCTATTCTCTTTGAACGTATCATGGTTGAACGCCTACGTCTTGAGAACGATTGGAGCACAAAGCGCGAAATCTACTTCACCGCTCTGCAAAGTCCTGATATGATGCCAATCGATTCAGCACCAGACTTTCCTGTTTTGCCCACTATCACAACAGAGGAAGTGATAGCTGAAGCCAAGAAGCTGAACGACTTCGTATCAAACGGATAATATCATGTCACTTGTAGCCATCATTGTCATGGGTTTATCGTCAGGCTATATTAACATATGGTCCGCTGTAAAGTTCAACAAGACTCTAGAGAACAGAATCAATAGTCTATTGATTTCTGTTGTGATTGATGTTATAATGCTTATCTTATTCACACGGTTTGGATCAGGAAGCATGTTCACATCATTTCTTATCGCAAAATATGCATTCCTTTCAATCATCAACTTTGACGAGACACTGAGGCAATGATGGCTACAAAAGAAGAAATTACCGACTTCTCTATGAAGATTGAAGAACTGGTTTGGATGAAAGACATTTCATATATGGAAGCTGTTGTTCTCTATTGTGAACAGACAGACTTTGAAGTTGAGTTGGCTGCAAAGCTTATTTCTGGTGCTTTGAAATCTAAGATCAAAATTGAAGCACAAGAACTCAACTTTCTTCCTAAATCTAACACTGCAAAATTGCCCCTGTAGCAAAGGAACTAAACATGACACACACAGAATTTGATTTGGAAAAGATTAAAATCATGAAACA